ATTAGCAGGGCTTCCACTTACTTTAAATGTAAAAACTAGTTTACTAGGCACGCTTACTAATTCCCAAGTGCCGTTATAGCCTACTGTGCCAGATATTTCAACATAAAGTGGTAAATTGTCTAATGAAAATAGGGAAGGGTCGCTTAATTTATGATCTGTTAATGCTGTTGCTGTTGCTATTCCGTTAGAAAATGTAATTGTGCTTAAAGCAATTGGTTCTTTTGCTCCTCTTATTGTTATATAATCATTATTAGATAATCCGTGTACTGTTGCTGTTGTACAAGTTATAGTAGTTGAAACTCTACTTAGTGATGAAACATTAAGAATTGTTGAAAAATCATCAGTGTAGTTTGGTAAAACTTCTTTTAATCTATTTACAATTCTGACTGCTTTCATTTTTTACCTCCTAATACTTTTTTTAATCTAGTTTCAATATTTGCCTTTATAGCTTCTTTATTTTTAATTACAGTTCTTTTAAAAGGCTCTCTTGCTTCCATTTTAGAAGTTCCTTTTTCTAAATATTCAGCATATTTTGGAGCGTTTTCATTTGCTCCAAATTCTAAAGTTCTATTTCCTCGCACCGCAAAATCAACCGACTTTCTAAAGGTACCTGTTATTATTGCTGGTGTTTCATTTGGTGCTGATGCTGTATGCAATTTTGATTTTTTCCGTCTACCTCCACCAATTTTGCTATAAACTCTATACTCTCTTCCGCTTTTTGGTGCTTTCATGTCTTTATTTAAATCCGCTACTAATTCTTTACCAGATACATAAAAAGCTTGACGGATTGCTTTTGTCAATTCAACAGGCATTTCATAAAGAAATCTAAGTGTTTTATCATTTTCAGAACTTTCTTTTACTTTTATCATCTCTTATTTGCATTTATTGTTTTATCGCCTTTTTCTACGCTTCTTAATCTTATTATTTTATCATCTTTGTCAATATTATCTGTATTAGTAATTTTGTATAAATTATTATTATATTCTACCCAAAGCTGTTGATTTAATGGTATTGATGAATTGTATCTAATATAAAAATCAGTATTCAAACCATTCTCAATATTAACTCCATCAATAAACTCTCTAGCTGTATTTGTTTTAATCATTGACCAAACTGTCGCAATTGTTGTGAATTGAACACTTGATAAACTATTAGGTGCATTATTAGCAGTAATTGATGATGTTTGAATTTTTATTCTTTTATCAAAATCACCTATACAAACTTTGTTAATATTTTTTTTTATTGATTGACATTTCATACAATAAATAATTTTTGTCCTAAAATATATGGATAAAATAATTGTTGAAATAAAGAATTATTCTCATCAATGATACAATCGCCAGAGTTTTCAAATAAATAACTACAAATACTTAAACAAGCTTGTTTTATAGCTTCAGGTCTGTTTGGATAATCTGCTTTAAATGTAATAATAACCGCTTGTTTTTTATCGTAAGTATTAGGAAATGATTTATCTTTTTTTAAATAAATAGATGAATATTCGGGACTATCAGTAAAATAATAATCATTGGCATCAAGTGTTTGTAAAGTATCGTTTTCATCATAATATTGAATAGATGTAATTGATTTTAATTTGCTTTTTCTTAATTCAATTCCACAGTAATTGCTTGACGGAAAATAATCTAAATAGGTTTTAAATTCTTTTTCTACAAATTCTCTTCCAGTTATTTTTTCGCCGATCTGACGAGAAACTTTAATAAAAGGCGTTAAAATATTATCAAAATCATTTCCATCAATTCGCAAAAATGTTTTAATTTCTGCAAGAGTTACAACCTCAGTTATAGCATCAGTTATTAAGATATACTTAATAGGTGAAAAATTGCTCATGCTCCTCTTGTTAGAAGATTTAAAACTATTTCTTGTGTTTGTGTTGTAAGAGCTACAATTTTGATATAGTTACAAATATGTAAAGCTGGTTGTTCTATAGTGTACATAGCATTTGGTCCTACAATAGCTTCTATATAATCACCATTAAAAGCACTTTTTATATCAAAAAAATTAATATTATCAAAGCTTCCTTGAAATCTAATTTTAGTACCAGCAAAGCCTGCTGGTACTTTTACTGCTACTAATGAAGTACCGCCTAAATTTTCTGACGATGAAACAGTTGCATTATTTGCAATGGTTACTTGAATATCATTACACAATCTATTTTGAAAACTTGTTGATAGTGACATTAGCTTAGAGTAATTTCAATTGTTATAATTGCTTTAGCATTTCCGTTTGAAGCTCCATCGGTTTCAATTTCTATTGCTTGTCCTGCTGTTATAGTGTTTAATGCTGTTGGAGTTGATGAGTCAATATCACCAGCACTTGAGCCAGTGTGAGCAACTGTTATATTTCCACCAGTTATTGCTGTTCCAGCAATTTTTGGAGTTAATGTTGCATCTGCAGTTGTAATAGTATCGTTTAATACAGAATATATTTTTGTAATAGTTCCACTAACTGGCGATACTACATAAGTTTGACTAGCTGATGATATATCCTCAATTTGAGTATTTAAATAAACTTTTTTTAATGATTGACCAGCTCCAGTTTCAACCGTACCATCTAAAATTAATTTATTATCTTTTGAATTAGAAACTGGTTGATTAAAATAATTTAAAACATTAGACATTTTTATTTTCTCCTTTTAATTGTTGTTTTTTTAGTTTTATTTTCAAGATTACTAATTGCTTTATTCTCTAAATTCTCATCTGTTATTGTTTTTTCTTCAATAATATCTTCAATTTCATTTTCGCTAATTAAATAGCCAATTTCTTCTTTATTCTCAATTGAAATACCCCATCCTTGTTTAATAAAAACTTCTGCAAGTTCTAAATATATATCATAAGTTTTATTTTCTTCATATTCAAAAACCTCTGATCCTTGTTCGTTTTTAGAGGCTTTTACTGTTTTTAAAACTTTTATTAACATAATTTTAAATATTTAGTTTAGTATAAGAGGGGTGTAAAAACCCCCCTTATATAAAAAATTAATTAACTGGGTTTTCTAAAGCATTACCAAGGATAACATCAATAGTAGTAGTTAAACCAGAAGTTACAAAAGTTGAAACAAGAGAAGCTTTTACAAATCTTTTATTTCCTATGTAACCTAAAGGTGTTGAAACAGAATGAGCAGCTGACAAAGCAGATTCACTTTCAAGACCTATAAGATCATCATCGCTTACTGATCCACTGTAAGAACCAGAAATATCGGTTTCTTGAATAAGTGGAGTTACTGTTCCGTCTGTTCTTGCACCAGTTTTTACAACAAAGGTAACTGAATTATAACCTTTTGTGTCAATTTCAATACCAGCTGTTGTAGTATTTGTTGTAATTGTTTGAATATTAAGTCCATTTAGAACTTTTATATCATGTTTTAAATCTCTAATAGCCATAGATTTTATTTATTAAATTATTAATTATATTGCAATTTTAAGTTTTTTTAGACCTTCGGTTAGTATAACTCCACCACCTGTTCTTTTATAAACTAAAAAGCGTCTTTTGCCTACTATTGCTTGAGTGTATGGATCTTCTAAAAACTCAATATTACTATTATCAACAATAGCATAACATTTGCGATAATCGCCAACAATTACAGGAGTAGTTCCAGCAGCAACGTCAGGCATATCATTTGCAATAAAATAAGGCAAACCTGCTATAGTGTTAGGCAAAGTTGCTGCGAAATTTTGTTGAAGGACGTATTGACCTTGCCCATCTTTTAAAGTTCTAATATATTTATGTAATGTTCTACGATTAAACATGAAAGCTAGATTATATCCGTCTTTAATTTCGCCTTGAATTTCATATAATGAATCGCCTACTATTATTGTTGCACTGCCAGAGTTTACTTCACCTATATTTGGATGAGTTAAAAGACCTTGAGGCTCTGAAACTCCATTTCCTAAAATGAATTTTTGACCTTCAATTTGTGCAAAGCTTTCAGAAATATCAGCAGATATTTCGGTTCTCATGTTATATGCTGAATCTCTAAGTAATTCCACAGAAATATCAGTATATGTATAAAGTTTATGGGCAGGGATTGTAACTTCTCCATAGATTGAATTTGATTGGCTAGCCGCTTGCCCTTCACCTATAAAACCACCAGTTACTAAACCTATTCTTTTTGAAAGTTTAACTTCTTTATTAGCTGTTGAAATTACTCTTGCAACAGAACGAACAGGTGAAACTTCTGTAATATTCTTAATAATTTCATTAAGATATTCTGATGGTGCTAAATAACCGCCATTTTCATTGCTATTTTCACGTAAGAATTTACGCTCCTCAACATGTTGCATTTTTAAAGTGCCTTCTTTGATAAGCTTTTCAAATGATTTTAACTCTTGCGTTTTAGCTTCTTTAGCTTCTCCGCTCAATCCTCTTTTAAGATCAGCTTCTATTGAGTTAAGTCTGTTCTCTAATTCTTCGGCCTTATTAGCTTTTTCTTGAATTTCTTTTAGTTTTGCTTGGTTTTTAGTTTCTTGAGCGTCTAAAAGATTATTGATTTTTTCTTCCATCTCTTTAGAAACACCAGCACGGAGAGCGTTTAAAGCTTCCATATGTTTTTGTTCAAAATCTGACATATTATTTTATTTTTAAATTATTAATGAAATTATTAAGATCTGTGATGATTTTTTGTTTTGTGTCAACATCTCGTTGACTATCTTCGCCAGCGTCTCGCTTGCTTGAAAATTCTTTTACTTTGCTTATTAATGTTTTAGCTTCGTTATTTGAGAAACCATAAGCTTTTAGTGTTTGTTCTATATCTTTTAAACTCTCAAAAGATTTTGTTAATGGGCTAATAATTGAATCATCTTCAAATTCTTCTGACATTCTTTTATAAAGCTGATTAATAACTGGTTTAATGCGGTTTTTATCATTATCTGAAATATCAACACCACCTCTTGCACCATTTAATATACCAGCAATTGCAAAAACTGCTCTTGGTATGATATAAGGCTCTCCATTAATAATATCGGCATAAAGTAATTTGTAGGAACCAAATAAATCTGGATTTTGTCCATCAAAATACATAAAGTATTTGCGATAATCTTCACTCGGTGCTTCAATTGAATTTGTATACTGTCTTATCCTTTGTTCTGCTTGTGTTCCGTCCCAGTTTCTATCTCTTGGAGCTAATGAAAGTTTTGTCGTGGTAACAAAT